GTAGGTTTGATAAGTCAAATTTTCCTCTAAGAATGTAGCTTCCCTGTTTGCTTTTGACAAAGATCGCTTCAATGATTTTCTTAATTATTGATCAGTTGATAGGGCCTCTACTAGGCTATTCAGTTTTGGCAAGGGATCGACCTTGTGGGATTGTAGACGCTTTGTAAGGAATGTTCAATTGAAGAGTCCATTGAAAGCATGATTGGCTGTTTTGGCAGGGGGAGCTCTCAAAATTGATGACAAATTTACAATACCAAAAGGCTGGCGACTCAGTAGAGTGTGATATTTACCCTACTCAGCACTCTATACTGCTTATAATAAGCGCATTGAATTTAAATGACTTCCTTTCGACGGGTGTTCAAGACTCGATCTCCAAAATTTCAAAGAAGCGTTCTTGCCTGAGAATGAAGTGTGTAAACTGGTGGGCTTCATGGATTTCAAAGTCTCTTCGATGCGGACTCGGTTTTGAGGGTCCGTTCAATGAATCCAAGAATTTCTTAGAACAACAAAATGGTCAGAAATTGTGCCACATACTTGACTATTCAGTAATAAAGTGATGGTTGGGGGTGGATTCTCGTCTATAGCGTTTAATTTGAAACAGATGGCTTGCCCGCCTGAAAGTAAATTCTCTTATGAAGAAATGAGCGAAGCTATTGCTAAGAGGTTTGACAAACTTAAATTGCCTGCTGTTGGTGACATTAGATCATTAGATATTAATAAGATTAGACTGAATAAAGAAGCCTACCCTGGATTCATTTGTGATATGTCCAGTGGGTCAACTAGAGGTGCTACTGCTCTATTTTCAAGTGCGATAGCTAGATATCAAATTCGCAAGATCTTTGCGACCAAGAAGACATCTATGGATATCTGAAAATTCGGAGTGAAGCCTAAAGCGAATAAGCTTACTAGGGAAGACAAAGAGCTAAAGGCTCGTCCAATTGCTCTATGTGACGACACTTTAGTTCGTGTGGGCGGATTTGTCGCTCAGACGATAACTGATCTTTTAGGATTCTGTCCTAGATCAGAAATCTTTTTAGGTAGATCTTTGGACGGCGAAGATTTTAAATATATTGAAGACAAATTTGTAAAACCAGGTAGGATTTTCGCTTGTCCCGACTTCTCGCAATACGACAATTATAACTACGAAGAGATTATGGTTTGTGCTTGTGGGATACTTGAACAATTGTTTACTCGCAACGAAGCGTGTAAGAACTACTTCTATTACATCGCGAGTTCTGTCGTTGATAAACACGTGATAGTTGAACCGGGCGTTCTATACAAACTCATGAAGGGTCTTCCTTCTGGCCATCCTTTTACATCATTAATAAACACTTTATGTAATTGAATAATTTGGACCACTGCATTTGATAACATCTATCGAAAGCACGGTCGAACCCTTGATGATGATTTTAATTTAATTTGCTTCGGTGACGATACACTCCTAAGTTATCCTGATTGGATTAACGCGTCTGAAGTAAACTTTGAGCTGAAGCGGTCCGGGATGAAGATCGACCCGATTGAGGATACAATATTACCATTTTATACTACAGCGACAACTCGGGGAGTTCACTTCTTGAGGCGTCAATTCTGTCTAGATGGTATGAGTTGCTGAGACGGGGAATATATTATCGATCGGCTGTCATATATTGAAAATTGTAAGGAGAATGAGCATTTCTCATCACTTAGAGCGTCGAACTATTTGGTGGCAGGGTCTGGTTCAAATCTCACGACTTTTCTGCTTTATGATTTCGTTGAGTGATGTACAGATCGAGTCTTTTGTAAAGAACGATCGGACCCACATTTTAAGAAATTGACAGATGAGATGCTTGCACAACAATATATCGATAACACTTTAAGACTTGACACGACTAAGAGCCATCGCTCTTTTGCATTATGGCAAGACTTAGGAGTTAACGTGAAGTGCGTTGTGTATCTCAATCCTCCCCTGAAAACTGACTCAGTTAGCCAGGTACGAGGATTGAAATTCTTTCAACATGTAATTCGTAATAGATTCCCTCCCCCGCAGCTTGAGATCTTAATCAAGAAGACCGGTATGTTTAGAAAAGATTGTTTGAGGATCAGAAAAGGCATTGCCCGATATGTTGTCTATCGGCCTCCTTGTAATGAAATTATGCGTGATTTAGCTATTCT